TCCGTTCGTGTTTTCTGCCAATGGCTCGCCTGCTTCAGTTCTGTCCCTAATTGTTTTTGATAATGGTATGGAAGTTAAAATTCCGGGAGAAGGAACCAAGCTGTATAAGGAAGGAAATGATTTCTTAAGTTGACTAAGGAAATCGGGAACTCTGTAAAGTTGAGTGTGCACTTGCTCGGATTCTTTTGAATTGCCCCATTTTGTCGGAAGAAGATAAATTTTATTGATATTTGAACCTTCCTTAATCGTCTCATTAATAATTTTAAAAAAATCTTTTAAAGTATCGATAGACCATAGTTCGGGAATAACCGGAATTATTACCGTGTCTGCGGCCATTAGGGCGGTTACTGTTTCATAGGAGCCGGAGCCAGGCGTGTCGATTAGAATAATTTCATGTTCTAGTTCGCAAAGAATTTCTTTCAGTCGTAGAGTAATTTCTATTTCTTTTGAAGCTAAAGACTGATAGTTTCTTACGCTTGAGGAAGATACTATTATATCCACGCCAAATTTATTTCTTAGCGTTTCCGAAACGGTAGTTTCGTATTTTAATAAAGTTAAAATATTTGCTTTATCGAAAAAAGAATCCGGCTGACCGCGAAAGAACATTTTAGACAAATCTTTCTGTTGGTCAAAATCGACAGCACAAACCTTTGCTTTGCTGGCTAGGGCCATGGCTAAGTGACCAGTAGAGGTAGTCTTTGATACCCCGCCTTTTGGGTTTGCGATTACAATGATATTATGTCTTTTTCCCATGTATTTGAAATATAACACTGCATTTGGCAGGAAAGCGAAAAATTTTTGGAAGTTTAAAAACGTTGAACTTTTCTTAAAAACTTTAGCCGGCTAAAGTTTTGAGAGATCGAGTGCGATGCCAAAAAGTCCTAATGTTTAGTTTCCAAATTATATCCTGATCTATCCCTTAGAACCCATGCTCCTTGACCGCTCCGCCGGAAATAATTTATTCGGTCGTAGTAGAGTAGGGGAAATATGAATCGAATAGAATGCGATCAGGCGGTTTACGCCTTTATTGATAAAATGTACGAGGAAGCGAAAAAAGGGGAGCTGGATTTAGAAGCTGTAGCCAAGCAAGTTTCAAGGGATATTACGGATTATTTTTTTTCGATATTTGAGCCGCAAGCTCTATTGAGTTCCGAAGCCAGTTTACCCGATCGGAAGAAGGGTTTGAGTCCAAAAACTGAGATAGGGCTTCCTTTAGATTCTCATCTTCGAGCCTCTTAATGAACTGCGTATCTCTTTTCATTTCTATAATATTTTTTCCAGCCTTAATGAAAGGTTCGCCTTCGTTATGGTTCACCCAATTATCGTTGAAGCCTTCTTTTCTTAAAATGTCAGCTCGAACTTCGGGTAACAAGGTTTTTCCGTATTTGTATGATTGATACGTGCCCAGACTAATCTTTCCAAGCAATACACACATCGAATCCTCATCAAATCCAAGGACCATTTCAATAAACAAATATCGATTTTTTGGTACGGAGTAATCTATTTTTGGGTCGAGAGCAATATTCATATGGCCCATTACAAATTGTAGATATTACAAAATAAGGTCTTTACATTTTGTAAATAATACAAAATACGGTAAATATAACTTTTTCCTGTGTCAATAACAGGAAAAGTCGGGAATTTAAAAAATATTCCCAAATAGGATTTTGATCGTGAATATTTTTTGTAAATTGACTCGAACGCAACGCATCGACTTAGAAAAGCGAAGTGATTGCGGATTTGTAAAATTTGAACTTCCAACATTTTCGAAGTATCCTTTCCTGCGATACTACAGCCAAAAGCCATTCGCGCAACATATAAAAAATCTAATATACGAATTCTTTTCGAAGGCCGATTCGAGACTATCCAAGCTAAATTCAAATTATCTCCGTTATATCCCGAGGGGAGTATTATGGACCCGCTAGAAATTTACAGAATCCAACCAGGTGGAACCGATGAGTTACCGGGATTTGAAGTTTATAACCGATTTTCGAATGTAGTGGTATGTTCGGCAAAAGAGCGGGCGGCGTGTGCCGGTTGGATTATCGACCAACACATTAAATACGTGAGTCGGAATCAACCGCGAGAATATTCTAAAACTGCATAAAAAGCAAAAGGAAACTAAAACTAAAATGAACTTTTTTTATTTTACAGCATTCGCTTTCGGAATTCTCGGCTTCCTGATAATAATTTTCAGGCCATACTTCCGAAAAGAATCGAGTTCGGAAATAATTGAAAAAATAAACCAAGCGTATATAGAAAAGTAAAACGAAGGAAATTAGAAAGTTGGAAAATTCGCAGTCAACGTTAGAAAGAAAATCAGAAAAAACCAAGAAAGGGGAGGGCAGGAACGAAATCGAGAGACTTTTAAATAAGTACGGTTGGAGTGAGGAAGATCACTTTCACTTCGTATCAAAGAAAATTCCTCGGATAAAGGTATTCGTTCGAGAAAATTTCTTAGAGTTTTTAGATGACGACAAAGAATATTATTTCACGGACTCCGTGGAAGAGATTGAGTCGATTCTAAAATTTATCAATTACATGGCAGAAATCGGGATCGTTGGAGACGCAATACCGACACGGACTTACAAGTTCATGGCGCGTTTCATGTATCGAGACTGAAACCATGCAAACAATAGAGAGAGTTCCTAATAAAAAAGAAAACTACACTGTTTCATACAACGAGTTTATAAAAGATCATCGGCTAAGTTACAAAGCTAAAGGGCTTTTGATTACGAGACTGAGCCTGCCCGATAATTTTATCATTCGGGTCCGACACTTGGCAACCTTAACATCGGACGGTCCTAGTACAATAGCCTCGGGACTAAGAGAATTGGAACACTTCGGATACGCAGAGTTTGTCCGAGCACGCGACTCGAAAACGGGGCAACTGACACAGTATTGGATTTTTTTTGAAAGATCAAAAAAACCGGATGTTAAAAGTCTACCGGCCAAAAAGGGAAAAAAATCAAAACAAGAATCCGGTGAAGTGGAACTATTTAATGAAGCGGATCCAAATTCTTTTGAATCTCCTTCACTGGTTCCAGTCGCACCGGAATCGGAAATCCCGACTTCGGTAAATCACGAACTATTAAATACTAAAGAACAAATACAAAGTGAACAAGTATTAAGAAACAAAATCAATACTTCTAGAGAGAGTACAAAAGAGCCTCCGCCAATTTCCGAAATACCCAAAGATAGCGCACTCCCCGAAAGCTGGAAAGAAGCCTTCCAAAAAATCTATAAAGAAAATCACAACGGGTCATTAGGGGAATCCTCGATCGAAGAAAAGAGTATGAAGACTCTTTTTCAGATGACCTCCGGTGATTGGAAAGAGGTGGCAGAGAAGATCGCAATCTTAATCGAATTTAGGAACGGGTACGAACTTTTTTGGAGGCGTCAGGTTGTTAGCCCTGAGACAATTCTAAAATTCTGGTCTCGCCTTATTCGAGTAGAAGAAGTTAAAACTGAAAAACGAAACTATGATTCAAAAAAAAATATAAAAGTGCATAAAGTGAAAAATCCCGAACACAAAGATTACCATAAAGAAAGATACAAAGAAAAACTCGAAACCGAAAAACCAAAGACAGCTCACGATTGTTTTCTGATTTGGGCAAGTGAATATTTGCCTCCAGCGGCCTGCGAGTTTTACAAAACCAATAGAGAACCTTCCGACTACAAAGATTCAAAACGAATTATCTACGATAAATATTTTGCTGAGATTGCCCCGCCGCAGTTTAGAGCTGAGTCCGGTGTCAATGCTTGCGATATAAAGAGAGATTCGTTAAACAAAGAGGAAAAAATAGCATGAACGAAGAGATTTCTAAAGAAGAGATCGAGCATTTAAGAAAGAAAGTAGACGAGTTACGAGTTACCCTAACTCGACTTTCAGAACAAAATAGGTACGGAAAACAACCGCAACCAAAGTCAGGAAACTACTTTTTCTCTGACAAAGACGGAACTCTTTTAGAAATTAGCCATCGGGACGCTCTTCGCGTTATGGATGAAAGAAGAAGAAAGAGTAAACTTCTCGCTAGCGAAGTGGCCTGAAATTTATTCGAAGGAATTTGTATGTTGGAACAAGACAGAATAGAATTTCATATCTATAAACACTTCAAATCCTCTCCGGGACAAAAAAGTATTTGGGGAGCAACAGGTCAGTGTTTTAAGGGCAACGGCGGGGACGAGGAAGCGATAAAAGAAGCTGATAAGCTGAGTGCGTTCGCTTCGGAAGGAGTGGAATACTCTGTTCAAAGATATGTGTATTCAATTTCGAGAAAAAACAGACCTGCGAAAACAACAATTTGGAGAAACGGCATATTGCTCGCTTCGGTATGATTAGATTCCCCGGATGAATTTCTGATAATCTATTCAACCGGGGTTCCTTTTGAAATCCGATTCGAAGAAACGCGATACACTTTTCGAAAGTGAATCAAATCTTAATCGGTTGCGCTTACGAGAAGCTCCAAGAATTACCAAATAAATATTTTCATACAGTAGTTACCTCACCGCCTTACTACAAACTTCGAGATTACAATCATTCAAAACAGATCGGAACCGAGAGTTCGTATAAAGAATATATCCGAAAACTCGTTCTTGTCTTCCGAGAAGTCCATAGAGTATTGAGAGATGACGGAACACTTTGGATAGTTATAGGCGATACATATAACAATCAGGCAAAGAAAGAGAGATTGCCAGGAGAATTGAAGAGAAAGGATCTGATCGGAATCCCTTGGCGTCTTGCTTTCGCTTTGCAGGAAGACGGTTGGTATTTAAGACAAGATATTATTTGGAATAAACCGAACACAACGCCGCAGTCAGTAAAGGATCGTTGTACGACAGCTCACGAGTATATTTTTTTACTTTCCAAAAGCCCGAAATATTTCTACAACGCTGAGGCGATTTCAGAACCAACTCTTTCCCTGATCCCCGGCCACAAAAGTTTCAGGCCGCGAGCGGTTGAGATTTTTCAAAATGGTCGAACTGTCTTTCATGGTAAGAGAGGGCAAACTGCTCGAACGATACGAGAACGAAAAAATAAGCGATCGGTTTGGACGGTTACAACGAAACCCTCTAAAACCTCTCACTCCGCAACCTTTCCCAAAGATTTAATCGAAGATTGTATAAAGGCGGGAACTAGTAAATTCGGAGTTTGTTTTGAATGTGGCGAACCTTATCGAAAAGAAAATCAAAGTTCTTGCGAGCATAGTCTTAGTTCCGTTCCGGCAAGAGTTTTAGATCCTTTTTTCGGATCAGGTACGACCGGTGAGGTCGCTCTTGAATTAGGACCAGAATATACTGGAATTGAATTAAACGAAACGTACGCTAATGAAGCAGAAGAAAGGCTTAGTCAAAAATTACTCTATTAGGAAATTATCAAATATCGATTAAAAAAATTAAGGACTCCTCGATTTTTATCCCTTACTTTTTTCTTAAAATAAAATCCAAATTAAAGGACTCTTTTAATAGTAAAAAATATTTGTGAAGTGTGTTTGAAACAAATTCATCAAATTATTCTGAAACTCACCAAAACAAAGACGAAGTTACCTTGGAACGAATTAAAGTTTCCTTGGATAAGATTCAGTTTCACCCAAAGAATGGAAAAATATTCCGGCCACGAACGGAAGAGTTCATAAAGGGACTTGCGGAAAATATTAAACGAAATGGTCTTCACGAACCTATTTCAATACAAAGGATACCGGATACGGATCTTTTTCTTTGTTTGTCCGGCGAACACAGAATCAAAGCCGTTAAACTGCTTGGTTGGGAATCGATTAATGCTTATATAGTTTCACCGGAAGATCCGATTTCATATATCGCGGAACAAAATTTCCGAAAAGGTCAGTTTACCTATAAAGACAGGCTTTTGGCATACCGTGAATTTTGCCCTGAGTTTTTTACCGGATCAAAGATCGTTATTGCAAGGCTAAAAGAGATAAGCGATAAGACTGGAATTCTTGTATCGAGTCTCAAGGGTGACTTAAAGAAAATACGTAAAGGCTCAAACAAAGATGACTCGATAGAAATTTTACACGAGCTTTGGTCCAAAAAGAAAATCCGAAATTTAAGAATCAATTTGGCTGATCAGGGGAACGGAAGATTTCTTCTCAAAGTTCACGGTAAGAACTTAAACTATGAATGGCGCGGAGCCTTTAAAGAGGTCGTTAGTGAGTGCGCGAAGGCGGCACGGTCCAAGTATTTTGATAAGAACTTTAAATCTGAGAACGAAGAAATGGCTTCCCGGATCAAGGTTTTTAGAAAGGAGGCCGGACTAACTCAGTTTCAACTTGCACAGGGACTCGGATACTCGCAAAGCTATTTCGCCGAGCTCGAGGGCGGAAAATGGGAATGCTCCGAACAGCTTTTCGAACAGATTGCTCTTTTTTGTCAGGAGAGAATCACATGAACTTTGAAATTATATGCGGATCGGCTGACACGGTTCTAAAGGAAACAAGAGAAAGAAACCTTCTCTATCCTAAGTTTGATTGTCTTGTTACCTCCCCGCCGTATTTCCAAAAGAGGAAATACTTGGATGATTCTCACCCCTCGGTCAGTCTTGAGATCGGGAGAGAAAGACAAACAAAACAATATTTCTCTCACCTCGCGCTTGTCTTTCGTGAGGCCGCGAAACATCTAAAAGATTCAGCGACTGTCTTCGTAAATATTGGAGATTCGTTTCAGCACGGACAAGCGATTCGAATTCCTTCCGGTTTCGTTGACTTTATGAAAGAAGAAGGTTATCACTTCATTCAAGAAATAATATGGGCGAAATCGATTTCAACGGATGAGGGAAATTTTGGTTCGTGTAAACCGGAGTCAGTAAGGAGACGATTTACGAATTCACATGAGTATGTACTCTTTTTTGTGCGAGATTTGGACCTTTACTATTTTAACGCCGATTTAGTTTCCGTTCCAATATCCGGGATTCATCATGATCAAATCCATTCTTTCAAATCGATCCAAGAAACTTCGGCTAAAGAACATTCTTCTTTTGAATTTTATCCTGAAAAAAACTATGAAAGGTATCTCGCCGAAACTCCAACCTCGGTCAAAAACCGGATATTAGAAAATAAAATCAAGTCGGGAAACCTTACAGCCCGTAGGCGTTCTGTCTGGCAAATACCAACTCCGAATTCAAGAGGAAGACATACAGCGGTCGGTCCGGAAAGACTTTTTGAAATCTGTGTCCTTGCAGGTTGCCCGGAAGGTGGGGTCGTTTTAGATCCGTTCGCAGGAGAAGGAACAGTCGGAAAGACAGCTCTTAAAAATAAACGAAAATTTGTTGGTATCGATCTGGATGAACGTTCCTGCGAAGAGGCTAAAAATCATTTAGTCGGCGTTCTTAAACAAGCATCCTAACTTTTTTCAAGTCCTCACTACCCAGATACGGTGTTAAGACATAGAATTCCCATCCAATGAAAAAGAAATTAAAACCACCCCCGAAGAAAAAACAGGGTAGGGGAGGGAAGAAAACTTACGTTTCAAAAAGTGGATATGAGGTTCTTTCAGATAAAACAAAGGAAGAGATTCGTATCTATTTTCTTCGAGGCGTTTCAAGAGAAGAAATCTGTGAAAAGTTTGGTCTCACGTATAAGAAACTCGATAATTTGATTCAAGGAAATAACTGGAATGAGCACAGGAAGGAAATTTCAGGAAAATTAAGGAAGGAACTTGAGGGTAAGATTGTGACCGATCTTACTCAAACGCTGGCTAGGTTGAATGAAGAATCTGTAATCTTTTTAGATTTTTTAAAAAGTAGAATCCTCGATGAAGAGGTTTCTAACCTTGATCTTTCATTTCTTTTTAAATCCCGCAACACTGTAATCAAAGAACTTCTCCGATCACTTGGACAACCGGATACTATTCGAAACGAATCCGGTAACTCGGAAGAAAGAAGCCAGGTAAATATTCAAATCGTAACCGGAGTCGGTGAACGTCCCGGAGCGATTGAGAAGTTAATCGGCGGGAAACAGGTAGTTGTCGAAGAAATCTCTTCTAAAGATAGATCCGAAGAAAACTAACGCAACAAAAGTCCAACGAAATCAAGTCTTCTCCGAAAAACAATCCCTTGCCTTAGACGAGGATTGGTCTGCGCCTTATGTGCAGGAAATCTGCTACGACGGCGGCGCACGTAGTGGTAAAACTTACCTAATCATAAAAGCGATCATATCAAGGGCTTGGATTTCACCAAACTCTCGTCACTTGATCGCAAGATACAGACTCAATCATCTAAAAATCTCCGTATGGAAACAAACTCTGATTCCTTGCCTCAAGGAAATGGGATTCGTTGAGGACCGAGATTATACGATCAATGAGTCACTTCACATTCTGACATTTACAAACGGTTCCGAGATATACGGCGCGGGTCTTGATGATGCTGACCGCGTGGAAAAAATAATGGGGACGGAATTTTGTACGATCTTTATCAATGAAGCGACTCAAATTTCTTACGCCACTTACCAAAAGATCAAGACTCGTCTTTCACTCGTCCGCGAAGAACTTATAAACAAACTGATCGTAGACTGTAACCCGAGAAATCGTTTCCACTGGATCTTTAAGTATTTCGTTCTTAGGCAAGATCCTGAAACAAGTAACGCGTTATCCGCATCGAGACTGCAAAGGATGTCGAGGAGGTCTTGGACGCCTTTAGACAATCCGTTTCTTTCCAAAGAATACGTTCAAATGCTCGAAGAACTAACCGGAGCGGAAAGAGAGCGTCTCTTTCTCGGTCAGTGGATCGACGTTGAAGGACTTGTTTATCCCAAATTTGAAGAGGCCATTGTTGAGCCGTTTCCAATTCCTGAAACCTGGGACTGCGCCGGTGCTGTGGATTTCGGATATACAAACCCTTTCGTTTTTCTTTGGCTCTACTACGACAAATCAAACGAAACTTGGTATTTAGCGGATGAACACTATGAAAGAGAGCAAACCGTTCGCGCCCATTGTGAAGAGATAAAGAAAAACCGAAAACCGAATCTCTTTATAGTCGCGGATCACGACGCGGAGGACCGCGCGACTATGGCCGAGTGTGGCCTTCCGACAATGCCCGCAGACAAGGATATTTCAACGGGCATTCAAGCCCTTATGAAACTACTCTCTGCGAAACAAGGCGTTAAACTTCGGATCTTTCGAAGCTGTGTCCATACAATCGAAGAATTTTCTATTTACTCCTGGATACCTGCAAAAGACGGAAAGAATGCAAAAGAAATTCCCGCAAAAGACCATGATCACGCAATGGACTGTCTCAGATACTTCGCTCTTAAAATTCTCGGACGTAAAAATTCGATACTTACAAGAGACAAGGAAACTGTAAAAAAAGAAATCGAAGATAGACCCGTAAGGCTTTCTGACATTCAGAATCAAAGGCTTGCAAGACTCGGAATCCATCCTTCCTTTCAACATTCAAGAAATTAGGCTCTTCTCCGATTCAAACGTTTCCCCCAAGATAATTGTATAAACCGGTGAAGGAAAAAATTATGCAAACCGAAGAACAATTTCAAGAAAACGAAAATATCGAAAATGAAAACCCAGAATGTCAAACGGATACGGATCAGAGCGAAAAACGAAACAATAAAAGTGAAGAGAAAAACGACAACGAAACGGATACGTATTTATCAAATCTCATCCTAAAACTCGATAACGATAAAATTCAAAATCTCTTTGACAGCCTTGTTTCCTCGGTCGTAAACAAGCAGTCACGAGATACCGTTCTCCATCTACTTTTCACAAAAGGAATCCGCGTTCTAAGAGAATCAGGATTCCTCGAAAGTTCTTCCGAAAACGATACAAGTTTCGCACTTGAAATCGGGAAACTCCCGGAGACGGAAAGACAAATTCTTTTTGACAGCGTTTGTTCTTCGATCGGAGATCACAAAGGAAGAGAAACCGTACTTCACATTCTCTTTTGGAAAGCCTCTAAGCTCGTTCGAGAATTTCAAATTTAAAAAGTCACGGATTCTTAGAATGGAGAGAGAATCGAGATTTTCGGAATATCGAGTTGTAAGGGAACTTACATACGCTTGGCTTTTTTATTTTCTTTCTCTGCAATCGGCGATTCTCGGGAATAACCGAACGGGAAAATATTTCGAGATTCGAAAATCAGTTTGGTCGGACGCGATGGACTCGCTTCGAAAAAAATTCTTTGGCGAGCTTCTTGTAAGACCAACCTTTTTCCCAAAGACAATTCAGATTACTCCCGAACCTTCCAAAGATTATGCACCCCTTCGCAAACAATCAAAAATCGAATTTCCCGAGGGAGTCGTTTACCGCGAAGACTTAGACGAGAAGGATCAGGAAATCTTCGATTTTCTTGTTCAAGACTGGAACCGAATCTATACGCAAGAAAGGGAGAAGGCGACGATTCTCGGATACGTCGCTGAATACATGATCGGTGAAGGTGAAGACCCGGAAGAATTGAAACGTCTTACTTTACCGGAGTTTTCTGAAAGAGCAATCGCTCATAACTTACCCGGACTTGAAGACATTGAAGTTTTGCAGGAAGAGGTAGGGCTTACAAACGAACAGACCTACGCTCTTCTCTATGCTGAATCAAAAGGAGCCGAGTGGCTTGCGATATACGACAACAAAGGTGAACGAAAAGGAAAAGCGTTTGAACTCATAACAAACATGTATCGCCGCCAAATTGTTGAAGCATTAGCGAGAAACGCAACCGAAGAAGAAATCGAATCCATGATGATTTCCCCGGATGATACGGAAATAAAAGAGGCTCTCGGAATGTTTGAGGAAGGAATCTCCGAGGAAGAGAGATCCCTTCGAGAAAAAGATTACGAAGAACTTGTAACCGATCACTTAAACAGAGATATGGCGCGCTTTGCTTTTACGGAATGCGCGATCAATTTTAATAACGGAAAGCTCCTCATGCTCGCCAATGAAAGAGAAGAGGCGACTTACGTTCGTATGTCCGGCGGAAACTATGGGAGTCCACACAGCCATACAAACCCCGTAAGGTGCAATGAGTGTAAGAAATTTCGAAACGAAATCGCAAGAGTTTTCCCTTCAAAAGAACATTTAAAAGACAAGCGATATATGAAAAGTCTAGGACTGATCTATCTTGGACAAGATCAGTTCTATGGTGACTCGAAAACTACCATTGCAATATGGCCGGGAAAATCAAACGCAGAAAGAAAATACGGAGAATACTGGTTTTGTTGTCCCATGCACCCGAACTGTTCTTGTGAATACGAGGTCGTCGAGGTTGAAAACGAAGAAAGAGAAGAGAATGAAATAGATGAAATTTTTAGACAAGGAAGACTCAGAGACGCACAAGAAAGGTTAAGGACCGACGCAAGATACGAAGAGGAAGTAAAAGCAAACGAAGAAAGAATTCGCTTAGAGAGAAAATATGGTCCGATTCGAAAGAGTGATGTATATCTGAGTGGGATCTGGGAGGAACCCATGTGTAGCCACGAAGAGAACTCCGACTGGCTCTCAGAATATATTACTTGGAAACTAAATCGAAACTTTTAACCGGAACAATCAGACGTTACATTCCTTGGAACCAAAACCTGAATAAAGGCGGATACGGATTCATCGAAACAGAAAATCAAAGAAGTTATTTCTTCAATGCGAAATACTCGAATATTCGAGAAGAAGAAATTCAAAATGGAACGCCTGTCGAATTTGAAACAAGACGCGGCTTTGACAAAGTTAAAGGCGTCTATGAAACGCAAGCCACTCGGGTAAGAAGGATTTGAGGAAAAGCGGTCAGGGCGGTCAAACGCCCTTTTCTATTCCTACAAAACCAAACGTATTAACTCCGCTCACAAACGAGGAACTCCTCGATCGTCGGGGAGAGTCGGCACTTTGGTACAGGTTGTCACCTTGCCCATGTCCACAGGAGGAAAGGCTCCCGGATTGTAAGTATTGTTTCGATGGTTTAATTCGAACCTTTCAAGAAACTCTTACCATCCAAGAAGAATTTGCCTACAAAATTCAAGGCAAAAGAATCTATACACGATTCGCGCCGGTAACGGAAGTGGTCAGCGCAGTACTTCATTCCCAAGACAAACAAACTCCCTTAACAATTTCTCATAACGAAGAGGATTCCTTTGAGGTTTTGGAAAATCTCAAATACTGGAACGCAGTTCTACTAAAATACAAGGTAAGCCTCATTGAAGAAAAGTTCTTCGAGGTAAAGGGCAATAACGAATACGAACTTTTCCCGGAGTTAAATAAAGAAGCAATCGTCGGGGTCATAGAAGTCTTTAAGATCCCGGAAGACGGGTCACCGATCGAGGTTGAATACAGCGGACATACTTTAAATTCGATCGTTTTTCCAAAACGAGTCAGCGGGCTTTACAGAATCAAGGTTCGAACTTTTAATCCTGTAAAAGTCGCATACAAAACATTTCGAAACGATTCTGATTCAAGAAAACTTTTCGAACGAAGTCAAATCACGTTTCAAGAAGGCGAACTGATTGCAGTCATGGGAGGCGGCTATCGGATGGGAGAAGGCGATGTAATAACGCTTCTCGTCTCGACTCTCAGGCATTCCGAGTACATCGCATTTCAAAATACAACATACGACAGAGTGTCTTATTCTCCGATCTCTTCCGTTGATCAGATCCTATCCAAAGGAAAACATGGAATTAAAACACACAAGAAAGGAGAGGACTTTATCGTCTACGGAGATTCAAAAATCCAGTGGTTGTCCGATAAACCACGAACGGGTTACACAATAATCTACGATTATCATCCAACGTTTCGAGTAACGGGATTTGTGGAAGGTGGAAACGGTGAGGATAGAGAAAAGCCTCGCATTTTCAAAATGAAACCCCTCTCAAATTTTAACGGAAGAGGATCGTTAGAATAACTATCAGGAATAAAAATGGGATTCGTCTTAAACTACTTTTTAAAAGGAATGGTTAGAGAATTTTTTCTTACAAAAAAAATCAAGGCCGCTCTTCGCTATATCGAAAGAACCTACACTTTCCAATACGTTTCACACTATACCACAATCTTTTGGTATCGCGTGAGGCTTCTTCTCCTTTTTATTTCGTATCAAGTTCAGATGCAAATACTTGCTTTTTCAATGTGGCGGTTAAAGTTTTCAGTCAGGTCGGAAGCTCCCGGTCAGATTATGGTTCTCCACTACAATCCATATACTTGTAAAGATCCCGAAGAGATTGCGCGGAAAATGGCTCGGAGTGTAACGATTCCTTTTCACACTCTCCACAAACAAGATCCGATAGTTTTAATTCTTCCAAACGATCAGATTTTACAAACAGGGAGTATTCAAGGATTTCTTAGATCCTTAAACCGCGATCAAAGAATAGCCTTCCAGGATGAACTCTACAAGTATAGAGAAAATCAAAATGAAATAGAAATCATAGGATCATAATCCCCGTTTGTCGATTCTTCAAAAAGAAGAAATCACCTCCGAACTCGCTGAAACGATCCTCGACAAGATCCATTTAGCTATGACGAAGCAAAACCCACTCTGGCAGGAGTGGGCAATGGATGAGGAAACGGAGCCTTGGATGGAAGCTCAGTTAAACGAGCTCTCGAGAAAAGCTCTACTGTCTGTTTTTCGATCTTCAGATAAGGAGATTTCAAAAGACGGTTGCCTTGCACTTTCAAAGGAGTTTAAAAAACTCGGCGCGGGGTTTCTATCCGAATTCTTAAAAGGTAAAGCCGAGTTTGGAGAAGATGAGGAAGACGCTACAAAAGAGAAGTCTGTCAGTTTTGGGTCGATTTCGAACGTATTGAAATCGAATCCGACGCCTGCTCAGATAAAAGCGGGGAATTACAAAAAAAACCATATTCGAATCCAGGGTCTTGATATAGCGATCGAAAACAAAAAGGGAACGTATCGCACCGGTGAAGATAAAGACGGAAAAAGGTGGAAAACAAAGATCCGCAATGACTACGGATATATCAAAAGAACTGCGGGAGCGGACGGGGATCATGTAGACGTTTTCCTTGGTCCTGACACCGAATCCGAAATTGTATTCGTAATCAACCAAAAAAACAAAGATAACTCTTTCGACGAACACAAGGTTATGATCGGGTTTCACGACCTCAAAGCCGCAAAGCAAGCCTACATTTCCAATTATGAAAAAGGATGGAAGGGACTTGGAAGTGTCGTTTCCTTAACAGTCGAACAATTTAAAGAATGGTTGAAATCGGGATCTACAAAGAAGGAGTTAAAAAATCCTAAAATAGAATTTCTAAAATCAAAACTTTCTCAGATGAGTCTGAAAAGATTGGTTCAGACCACATTAGAAGGAAATACTTTACTCGAAATTTCAAAATCTTCTCTTTCAACGGATAACTTTCAAAAATCAATTCAAAGAGAATTCAAAGACAAAAGCCACAAAGAGATTTTGAAAGGTTCTCTGGATGTTGTAAAGGAATCGGTTCCGCGTCTTGAAAAAATTCTAAAAGCACTTATTGGACGACCGCCTTCACCGATGAATCATCCTTCGGTTTGGAGGGATGGGAAAACCCATGTCAAAACCGAAAAAGGTTGGCGGGTTCTTCCGAAAGGAAGAGAGAAAAAAGAAGAAGAACCGGTAAAAAAGAAAAGGGAGAAAAAAGTTCAGGAAACAAAAAAAGGAAATCCGGTTCCAACAAAACTTCCCTTTAACAAACTTCGAGTCATAAAGCAATACACCGCAAAAGAAAATTACGATCGAGATCAGATCAATTCCCTAAAAGAACTTATAAAACAAAACGGATATGATCCACAGTATCCGATGGCTGTTGACTTAAAAGATAACGAATGGACAGTCGTAGCCGGACATCATCGTTACGAGGCGATCAAAGAACTCGTTGAAGAAGGAAAACTACCGGATAGTTTTGAAATTCACGTAGTGCCAAAGTCATTTCAATCCGCAAATGACAGACTTGTCGCACAGGTAAGTGAGAATCATAGACGTGTTGTAAATCCTACCGACGAATCAAGCGCGTATGCTGAGATGATTGAAAACGGATGGGATTCCAAAAAGATCGCTGAAAAACTCGGGAAAAAGGTAGGAGAGATTGAGAAGCGTCTTGCTTTAAAAAATCTTAGCCCTGATCTTTTTAAACTCGTATCTAAAAAAGACCGATCTCTCCCGCTCGGAGTGGCTGAGGTTATCGGAATGTTTGCCAAAGACAAAAACGATAAACCGAATCATACAATTCAGATTAGAGCGTTTAAATGGTATGTGGAGAACAAGACTAAGTATCCCGGAAAAGGACCGGCTGTCGTTCAAAACTATATCAAAGAACTCCAAAGCGGGGAGTTTGATAATTTCGATTTTGATACTGTAGCGACAAACGTTCAAAAAGAAGCTCTGCGTTCCGTCGGATCAATGGAGAAAGCCGCGACAAATAGAAAAATGCTCGATACTATGCTTGACGGGATCCAAAAAACGTATAATCGGATTTTAGGGGATAACGTAAGCGCACTTTCTCAAGATTTCTCTAAAGAACTCGCGGCCTCGATTGCAGTAGCCGCAGACAAAGGAATAGGTTCTGCTTCCGTAATCGGAAGACTTGGAGCGATCATTCAGGATCTTAATATAATCAAGGATTCGATACAATCAAAACTGAAAGAGATAGAAGACGATTCGAATACCGGAATGCTTTTTGCAAAATCACATCTTTTTGACGTAGAGGAAGCGATTCTAAAATTGAATGAACTAAAAGAAGAATTTAAGCCTCCGATTGCCGTATAGAATTTTAGAATACGGAATGAACAACAGACCATTTCGTCATCACCCTGACGTATTAAGAATCCGCGCGCTTTTTACCGAAGGGTTATACTTCCAAGCCCTCACACAGAAATCCTTCGATGATCTTTTCGTAGCAATCGATTTTACGTTTGTGGAAAGAGACGCGCTTAAACTCGAAAGAGACGTTCTCTTAGAGTTTTTAAAAAAGCGCGATCTTTTAGGAGACTATGAGAGAGAGCTTCAACATCCCGAACTTTCTGATCTGGAATAAAAAAGAAATACAAAAGAAATTCCGAATAATCCAAAAATCCAAGAAACATAGTGACCGTTTTTCTCTCTTCCTTCAAAGGTCAGAGAGAGAATCGGAAACGCTGTGACCGAAAGCCAAGGGGAGAAATGATTTCTTAAAATCAAATTCCAACCGGACCGGTTAATAAGAACCGTTGAGGTAATTCTTGGGAAGGTAAGAGAGAAGAGAAGGGATTTCAGTTTCTTTTTTAGCTTCATTATTCTTTAACTCTTAAATTCTTCCGCTAATTTTTTGGCTTCACTCAAACTTTGAAAAACTTTAGAAGAAACGGATTCCACAACCGAGTTTACGTCTTGATTGGAATAGAAAGCGGAAATAGCTTTCTGAGAGAGATTGTGAAAGATAATATCCTGGCTATTCTCCGGGAAACTATCGCTTAATTCTTTCGCCTTTTGAAGAAGAGACCGGACCATTTTACTGGCTACACTTTCTTTAAGACCTAAGTTTGTTTCGATATTCGAAAACTGTTCGATGTTCTGATAAATAAGCTCTTGGTTCAATGTTTTTCCTCCACCACAACAACTCATATCAGGATTCTCTTTTCCATTTGCCTATCGGGCAAGATTCAGATTTAACTTTTGTTTTGAGTCGGACGAAACAGAAACAAACACTGCATTGCTCGGAGAAGATTCTTTTTACAAGGAAAGGACAAGAGAGACAAACCTCAAGACGCGATTCAGAAAAAGTTAAGGACTCTTTCATACCATTAGGACCACAGTCTTCCAGGAACCGAGTAGGTTGTTACGAGAGTCCACTGTAGAAATTCGTATTTAAAGACTCTGTATCGTGTATACCAATTTGGGATATGACACGTATTGCAGTTGTTTATACAACAAGTAGAGGTACAACAAGGAACAAAAGCTGTCCCTCCTACCCAACAAAGACCGACTGAAATAGTTTTGGAATATCCGGCGGGACACTTCGGACAATCAAACCAAGGACCGAGTTGAAAACATTCGTTTTGACCGCCGCACTGTCCACAGTCTGTGACCGGTGTACCGTTATCAATGTGAGCATCGACGACGTGCCAAAGATCCCCGACAGAATAAGAACCTTGCGGATAAACATCATATCTGTTTGAGCCGTAATTCCCCACCCAATGACCGCCCGCTCCGGGAACCGGAGAGATTGGACCAGTAGGCGGGGTTATGCGAAAGGGTGCCAGCTACCTCCCTCGTCAATACTCCAAAAGGAAAGGTTTCCTTGCGTTCGTACTCTCCATTTTGCGGATGTAAATCCGAGTGAGGGCGTGGTTCTTATAAACTCCTTTTCTTCGATAAAATCAAAAAGCCAGTTTATCGCGGACGCAAGAGAGTCGTTATCTTCGATCCCTGGATTTAACTCGACGTCTATTCCGATGAGAGCCGGGTCATATACGGGAAGAGTCCTTACAAGATTTGTGATCGGACCTGAAGAAGAATTTTTTTCATAAGAGAGAAGCTCAAATCTACCCGGAGTGGAAGAGGGTAGGGGAGCTGTCCCACTCCATTGTTCAAATAGATTTGTTCGATATGATTTTCTTGTCGGTCTTACCTGTGGTTGAAACCTTTCTGATTCAATATTCCAAACCTGTACCGCGGAGTTTTCTGTTAGAAGTGAATCAAGAGAGAATTCATAAATTCCACAAAGCGCACCTTGAGAGGGAGTAAGTGTTACCGATGGAAAAAGATAAACCGAATCAGGACGTATAACGAGCCCAGGTCCGACAAGAATAGAATGATTGTCAGGAGAACTAACCTCGAATCCGATCGCGGTATCCGTCTTTCTTCCGATTGTAGCAAGTATTGAGGTAAGAATTGCCGGAATTGCAGAGTTTTGCGGTTCCGCTCCAGAGAGTCTATTCAGATCGTTCGAGGAAAGTTTTTGAAACTGGTTGTGATAATAAATTTTAACTTCGTTGTTTTGTAACGGAATTTGAACCTCAGCCATTTGCCTCTCCTGCATACACAGCGGTTCCAGCGGCAAGAATGCGCGTTGCTTCGGTAAGTTGAAGGTTTGTAATTTTAGTCATATCATCCACAACGATATAACTTGCACCACGATCGGGGGTTATAATTCCTGAAACCGCTTTCGTTTCGGGACCGGGAAGTGTTAGACCTAAATCGCTTGCGGAATGATCGGTTGCAAAACCTAACTCATCACATCGAAGAACTGCGAACAAGGGCGCGGGGAAAATTTCTCCAAGTTTGGGAATTGTCGGCTCGTTAGAAAGTACGTATCCGATGATATAACCGACAAACTCTTCATCCGTCATTCCAACAGGTCTTTCGATACCTAAAAACTCAGCCCAGAGTTTTAAAAAGTAACCCTCGGCGTTTGAAAGCTCCGCGCACTTCGTAGCCAATTCTTGATAGCGTAAATGCCACTCGATCGCGTTAAAGAGCGCGCCCTTATTTAAGTCGTTTATATTCGTTACGGGACTTAGCTCGGGTCTTTCCGCATTTCCGAAAAGTTCTCTAAAGACCGGATCGGTTGAGTTTATCTGAGGTATGGATTCAAGAAGTTTATTCTCTGACATTTTAAGACGGCTCCACTCGTTCTAAGATACCTGAAACGGAACCGCCGGATGAACCTCCGGTTCTTGGAAGATATGTAGAGGGAACGACAATATCTAAGTTTTGAGGAAGTGGATTCGGAACCGGATCACTTGCAAGTTTTCCATAGAACTCATCGATTATGACCCGGTAAAAATCGGGATGCGCTTTGAGTAAGGTTCCTTCGACTTGTTTTAAAAGAACATCGAATCCTACGGGTAACGTGTTTAAATAAACCGTAATCTGATTTAAAGCGATGCTTAACGCGTCTTCGTCTTTTAACTGAGATTCTTTTTGTAATTGAAGTCGAAACTTCACTGTGATTCCAAAAACAGGAATTCTAAATACAGCCACTTGTGTCCCCGCCGCAGAGTATCCGGGATAATTTTCAGGATCTTTTAAGTCTCCCTCGATCACCTTTTGAACGAGATCTAAAAGACTTTGCGGAGGATTCGAGGTTCCGTCGCTTACATACAAATTGATCCAGCCAATTTCAAACGCACCCGAAAAGGGGTTGCAATTCGTAGTCAGTTGAACACCGGCTATTCCGGGGATTGAGGTGGCCGCTGTATAGATCCCGAGTTTAGTCGCGCGACCTAAAGAGATGATAAAGTTACGAAATCTTTTAAGTCTGCTTTCCTCACTTTCTAGATTGGTTCCACCAGCGAAGTCGGACGGATTCCAAATTCGAATATTCGGAGGAAGCTCTATATTTACCGTTCCGAGTCCTTCGAGTGTATTAATCGAAAGTCTTCGGATATTGTAATCGACTCCGGGTTTCGATGCCCGGATTTCAATTTCGCTAAAGGTATTCCCGACCGGAATCGTAACAGATGAGATTGATTCGAATTCAAGACCAAAAAGGTCCAGTTTGAAAACTGGAATCTGAATCGGTTCTGTGTGTCCGGTATGTTCGATACGAACGATTCCGACGGACACAAGACCGGGAAGTCTTTTGAATCCAAAAGCGTTATATACGCCTTCTTTAATCGCATAATAAAATCCGTTTAAGGTTCTTAGATCCCCTTCGGCGAGGACTGTTGCGATCGCGGCAATCCAGGTAGAAATTCTCGAACCCGGATTGAAATTTGATAACCTCGAACCGGAAGCAAGAAGGGAGTTCTGAATCGCGGTAAGGTATTCTAGAAAAATTTTTGGAACATACGGAGCGGCCACAAAAAGATCCGTATTCGAAAAATTGGAATCGGAGAACACCGATTAGAAAGTTTCCCCTACCCTATCATCGTGTTTTCAAGTGTCGTTGGAGGGGTAACGTCTGGTTTTAATTCTCTTACCGGAGGGGCGTTTAGCGGATCTCTTGCACCAACGTATGAACCTCAAAACGTTTTTTCTTTTGCATTCTATGAAAAAAAAACAAACGGATCGTATTCGATTTTTCAAAATCAAAACGAATACTTTTTTGTAAACGGTCCTCTCAATTACAATGAGAACTTTAAAAATAGAACTCTCGTTGAAAAAACTTTCGGGTCCGTGGTTGTAGTCGATTACGGACTCGATAACAGCGAGCTAAAACTTGAGGGTGAGTTTCATATTTATCATCTAGGACTTCCTGCAAAACCAAAGATGTCGATTCCCGGTGACTCGGGAGCGGGGTTTGTTCAATCCGCTTTTTCGGCTGGTAAGTCGATTCTAAAAAACAAAGTCGGAAGTTACTACGATAAAATCCGGAGTAGTTATCTAAGTCTTGGGGGAGGGGAGTTTAGATCCGGGTTACAAGAATTCAATGACTTTATGTTTTTCCTGCACTACTCGAGAAGCCTCGATGCAGTTGAATATTCTTCAAACGATTCCCAAGCACAAAAGATCACAAAACTTTTCTCTGAAAAAAGACTTACCTGGAAGACCCACGCGTTTGTTTTCCGAGACTATGATCGTAATCGCACAGTTGAGGTCATTATTCCTCAGAACGGGTTTACCGTTACACGTTCTGTAAGTGATACGAACACTTACAAGTATTCCCTAAACCTCGTCGTTGTTAAAGAACTGAATTCAAAAATCACGAGCCAGCTTGTAAGGAGTAATTTCAACGCGTTTCGAACAATCTCAGGTCTTATGAACGAGCTCGAGAATCTTGTAAATTTACCACTCAAGTTATCGGGGGCTTTACTCGGAGTTGCTCGCGGAATCCAGGTTTTTGCAAGTTCTACAAAAAGACTACTTTCTTCGTGGGACCGAATGAAAGACCAGTTTAACGCGCAAGGAAAACTTGCACGCGTTACGTTCGAATCTGCAAAATCCGATTTGGGAATATCAAAGAAAAAAAGAGGATTTCATGCCGAGGAAATATCCGACCTAATTGACGAAGCATACAAAAAGTCGCGAGCAAACGAAGCAGAATTCAGACAAAACATAGACCAATCAATAAATGATTGTTCCGCTCTTTTTGCACTCATTGGTCAGTTTGTTATCCCCGTAGACAATTCCGGTTCTTATGAAGCGATGAGTCTAAAGCCGGGTGCTGATTTTACAGCGTGGGTTGATAACGACGTATACAGATTTGCGATTACTGCCGATGAGATACTTCTTGAAACTCTCGCCGCACTCAATGAAGCAGGTATAGACAACGAATATACTATTCTTCATACCACCTCAAGCGATACCTGGGAAAAAATCGCGGATGAAAGACTTGGAGACGCGGGACTTGGACAAGCTCTAGCTTCTTACAACGGAAAAAGAGATTCTAAACTGGATCGTCTTGCGATTCGAATTCCGTATGGAACAAAAACGAATATTTTTACAAGTCTTCCTGAGAACCCTACACCGAAAGAACTGGAAATCGCTCTCGTTGGTTGTGATATTAAGCTTACACCAAATAGAGGAATTGAGGTTTCACCTACAGGTGATCTTGCTTTAGTCGAGGGAGACGATGCTCTTTTAAATGAGAAACTTGATCATATTGACATAGAGCAGGGTTCAATTCCCGGCGCGCCTGAGATAGGAAATCCGATTCCACCGGGAGAACTTCCCGATGAAATCCAAAGAAAGAATTATATCCCGCAAATTCTCAGACAAATAAAATCCGATCCAAGAATCACCGATGCGAAGTTTTTCGGTTCCGCGCAAGACGGTGATACACTTCACCTTCAATTTTATATAGAATCGGTAAGTGGCGGGAGTGCGATTATTTCCGTATGAGGTCAGGTTTTTCAAACGACGCATTCGATTTTCAAGAAAAACCTCAATCACCGGACGCACGTCTAACACCTGCGATTCTTGCAACCGTGACCGATGTTCTTCCGAGATTTCGTGCAAACGTTTTAACAACCTTCGGAGAACCTTACAAAAAGGTACGATATTCCGGTCCTTTTTTAAAACAAAACGGGAATGCACATGGCCGAGCCTTCGGATTAAAAAAAGACCAGCTTGTTCTTTTAGAATTTATCTCCGGTTCCTATCGCGCTCCTGTGATCACACAAATCTTTCCGTTTGCTGTCAAAGACTCCGATTTATCGAATCTTCAAAATTTCTGGTCCAAATATAGTTTTCTTGATCCCGAAAAAGATATAATTGATTTTCACGAGTCTGGATACTTTGTCCGGCAAACGACAAGCAAGATCGAAATCTATAACGAGAATCAAGAACTTGTTTTCTCACTCGACTTCGAAAATAAAAAAGCAAAACTGAAAATTGAAACTTTAGAAATAGAAGGTGAGACAACGTTTAAAGGGAATACGAATTTTCAAGGGGATCTAAAAATAGAAGGAGATACAGATCAAACAGGAAAACTTTCAGTCAGTGAAGACGTAGTGATCGCGGGCGTTGCCGTAAAAACCCACGGCCATACCTACTCACCCGGTCCTCTACCACCAACAAAAACAGGACCGCCGATTTAGAATTTTATTTAAAACTTTCGGTATGCCTACTCTTGGAAGTACCGAACAAAAAGAAATCAAATCGGTTCGAAGCTCGTTCTTTCTTCCTCCAAAAGCCTTCGCTCTTGAGATACGTCTTCCCGGAAAGAATTCAAAAATCTTTTTTCCAGTTGAGCATGTTTCAAGTATTAAATCCCATCGCTCCATTTCTGCCGGAAAGGGCGGAATCTTTTTATCTATTCCCTATCAAGAGTCTTACTTTGTTCAAACAAGCGGTGAAACCTCGCTTCCGCTTTCTCAAATCGAAGAAGGGGAAGAGATTCCTTTCCGTGAAGTATTTCCTATCCGAAGTATCGTATATTTGTATATCGATGTAGGAGAGAGAAAAGAAAAAAATCCTGTTTTTAGAAAACTAAACGTTGGGAAGGTCAAGAATGCTTCGCGCGAGTATTCTGCGGATGGAAAAAGTTTTGTAAACGTGAATATCTCACCGATTGAAACAATTCTTTCGGATACTGACTTTTTTATCGACTATCAAAGACAAGATGGTGAACCGGCGGCGCGCTCCGATGATTCTTACGCGGGTGTAATCACAAAGGCCGCGGGTGTTTTTTTACAAGGACAGCTTTCTGATTTAATTCGTAATTTTTGGGACGAGTTTTTTTGTAAATTGATGAATGTTTCGCGCTACGCGGACAAAAACATTCTTTCTCCGACTACCTCACAAGACTCGGATGCAATTCTTTCGATCCTTTTACCTGCGCGGGCTTATACGGAATTCTTTGCGTATGAATCGCAAGTACTATCTTCATTTTCAATCGGTTCTTATATTAATTTTTGGGAAATTTTAAGGTCGTATGTTTCGGAACCGCTCTACGAACTTTTTGTCGATCCTCTCGAAACCTTTGACCTTGAAGGAGTATACGGGAAAGGGGTAGCCTACGGAGAATGTGGATCTTCAAGCGTTGAAGAATACGAGGTAGGAAGTCAAGAAGCGAAGGTAATTTTTAGACCAACTCCGTTTTATATGTTTGGGTTGGACGGGTTGTATCGTGATCTTGAAAATTTCTCGATCGATTCATTTTACACCTTTGAGATAGACGATTTAAAAAATTTTCGAATCGAGGATTCCGAAGAATCCGTTATAGTCGGAGTTCACGTAATTCAAAACACATTTCAAAGTTTTGGTACAATTCTTTCAGAACCAAAATATGACGACAAGTTGCGAGCAATCTTCGGACCAAAACTTTTACACGTAAAAGTTGCGGGTCTTGTTTTTCGGGAAGAAAATCTCACCTCATCCAAAAAAGAAAATTACAAGGGTGAGCTTTCCAAAATCCGTGATTTGCTTTTTCAAATTTTTTGTAATCGTGAAGAGTTAAAGTTTTCTTCCGGTTCTTTTGAAACTGGATTTGTTCCTTTAAGACCCGGAATGCCTTACAAAATCGTAATCGATCCTTCCAAAAATTATCCAATTCCGATCGAGGATATACCGGAATTCGGATATATCACGGATGTAATCGATGAATTCTCTCCGGGTCAAGCAAAGGCTTCCACGAGTATAAATTTCAAGTGGAGTCCTACGAAAAGTGTCTATTTTGAAAGAACCTGATCGAGCGGTTTTACATCCGTAATTTCGAAAAACTCTGTAAGTGTATCACCATCGTTCGGACCCGTTCCAATAAACCAAACATCAGCGGGGAGGTCTGAAAAGGTTTCAGTCAGTCCATTGGATTTTTTTAAAAACCGAATCGGATATGAAATTGGTATTTCAAAATGGTCTGTTCTTTGAAGTGTTATTCCTTGAGCTTCACGCAGTCCCTTCGCGGAAATGAGCTGGCCGTTGTCTGCCTCGATTACTATATCACTCGCGTACTCTTTCATTCTAAAATCTCCTTTGTAAAAAATCGAAGTACTATAGTTATACAGCGTTTCTTTGTCAAGAAAATACGAATTAATTATCTTCTGTTTTCAACTTAATCTAACGAAAGACCCACCTCTCCGATTTTTAGTATCATACTAAACTTCTCCAAAATGATAGGCGTAAGAGAAGTCGTTCGAGAAACACTCCACATCCTAAAAGGAAAAAAACTCCAAGATAATGCTATATCCACTCACAAAAACTTGTCCGTTTGGAAAAAGTTTGCTGGACTTGAACATCCATGGAGACAGATAAAAGCACCTCCAAAGTCTCACATCCATCACGGAACATCCGAGAAAAAGGAACATACAACCTCTCACAGCTCTCAAAAAAATATTCATTCAACACATGGTAAGGAGGAATTCAAGTTAGAAGCCGAATCGGTAAAAAGGGAAAAAGAAACCGATCCGGGTCAGCCGCTTCTTTTCACAAATCTTCCAAAGATAAAAAACTCACCATATCCAAACAAAAGACCGGTATATGTTCCTGGAAAAATCAATGACCTCGGATCTTTGATTACAGAAATAAAAAACTCGCTTCTAAATTCCGGTCTTGAATCAAAAGCAAAAGAATTTTTGGAACTTGCTTACAAAGGTGAAAATGATCTTAATAAAATTCTAAATATCTGCTATCGTTTCGTTAGTATATCTTCGGATAACGTAAATAAAATTACACGTTCTCTCGTTTCTGAAAAAGTAAAGGAAACGAAAAGAACTCTTTCCGAAGCGATGCTCGGAAATGACAACGCATCCGGCGAACATGACGTTCAAGCGAGCACTCCTAAAATTCTTCAAAGTAGTTTTCTTCCTGAAATTATTAAGGAGCTTAACGAAGATGGTCTTTCCGTTTCTGACAAAAAATTTATTGAGAGGGTAAAGACCTCAATCGAAAGAAAACAAATTCCTCATACGATAAAAACGAAGATAAACGAGGAGTTAGCACGACTTGAAATCAAAGAACCTTCGATCGTTCTAAAAATTATAAAAACATATATCAGTGATTCTCTTCTTAAATATAACGAAAAAAATAATCCGAAACCGATCGATGACGATTCTCCAATTAAAAGAAGCGTAATTTCTTCCAAATTTAGACATCTCGCTGACAACATGGAAGAGGCGATTCAGCACAAAGAAAGCCCGCCTATATCCAGACAAAATAAAACGAGAAGAAGAATTGGCATTGCGGCTTCGATGTATGATCAATCTGTCAAATTACGAAAAATTCAAGCGGCACTTTATGGTCTTGCTAACGAGGTAGAGGACGGAAAACTTCCCGAGTATCTTAAAAGTATCAAAAGTAAAAATGATATTGAGGAAATTATTTCGACTTACAAACACCTAGATTACTATCGTCAGATTCCTAATTCTAAGGAATTGAATCCATTAGATTCAAAAGTTTCGGTTAGGTTTTATAAATTTCCGTTGGACTCCTTTTACGAGGATACGCAAAAAGAAATTCGAATTAGTTCAGATGGTAAGGTAAACAATCATTCCTTAGATTGGGCTTTGAAGAAAGGTCTGATAACAAAAGCAGAATATAAAACTATCCTCAAGCACACTTCAAAGGACAAGAATTCTCATTACGAATCTTTTCAAGTAAGTGATCTTGAAAATGCCGAAGAACTAAAACGGATATACGATTTAAAAGATAATCTTAAAGACAATTTGTATGTAAAGCCCGCAGAGAAAAAATCAAAGAATACAGTTCTAATCAATGGAACGAAATACGAGTTTTATTTTAAAGGAAAAAAGGATCGAAGTAATTATCAAAAAAGTATCATAAAGATTCTTCGCCTAGGTCTTGATACATACAAAAAGGTTGAAGACGCGGGAAAATATATACAAGCTCTTAGCGAAAATAACAAAGGTCGCGGACCGGATCCAAAAAAAAGAGAAATTCAAAAGTTAGAAGAAAACCTCGTCGGAGTAAAGATTCCAGGTTTTTTCCCGACCCCGAAACTACTCGCGCAGAGACTTGTAAAAGAAGCAGAAATTTCTTCAGGTATGGAGGTCTTAGAACCCTCAGCCGGAAAAGGAGATCTCTCCGAAGAAATTCAAAATTTAACGGGAATCAAACCTGACACGATCGAGTATTTTAGTTCTCTAAGAGAAATTCTACAAAAGAAAGATTTTAACCTCGTAGGAAGCGACTTTCTAGAATTCAAAGATAAACTCTATGACCGAATCATTATGAACCCTCCTTTTGAGAAGGGTCAGGATTTGGAACATGTTCAACACGCGTATTCACTCTTAAAACCAGGCGGCCGCCTTGTTAGTATCATGTCCGAGGGACCATTCTACCGAGAGGATTCTAAAGCAAAAAATTTTAGAAAATGGTTAGAGGACGTTGACGGGGAATCGGAACAACTTCCTTCCGGTTCATTTCTTGGACGCGATTCCTTTAGACAAACCGGTGTAAATACAAGGATCGTAATCATTGAAAAACCAAAAGCGAAAACAAATTCGAAAATTACCAATTTCGAAACAAAAATCACGGATGAGTCTTTTGATTCAAAATCTCTTTCCGAGGCAATGCGCGGAAACAAAAACGCGGAAGGAGAACATAGTACCGTAAAAAATCTAGAATCCGAGGTATACAATTCTCATCCAAATACGAATGATCAAGTTCTCGAATCAATAGATAAAGATGACCCTCCAAAGGATACGATTAAAAAAATTGATCTAACGGATGTCAAAACACTGCTCGATCATAAAGAAAAAAATAAAGAATTCAAAGATGTTAATGATCGCGTTCCCGGTTCGCGGAAAGAGATGGCCGCGATTGCGAAATTACTTAAATTATCCGATCTAAATAAGCTAGATTCCGCAACAGCGGAGCGCGTCGTTAAAAAAGATAGGGTACTTCCTCCGTTTGATTTTACGGAGTACAAGAATAAGGGAGAGGAGGGAGGCTTAGTTTTTTTAAAATCTAAGTTATACGACTCTATCGCTTCGAAACCTGCGGATTCGGATTATGCAAGAAAGGAATATGTCCTTAACTTAAAAGATATTCTCGATCCGATTCTTAACGCAAAATCTATAGCTGAAATTACACAGTATGCGAATTCATTTTCAAGACGAACTCTACACGATTATAAAATCATAGTTCGTTCCGAAATAGATAATTTTCAAAAGGAAATTCTTAGTTCAGATCGCACGAAAAGTTCTATGGACTCCATTTCTGAAAAATTTAAGAAAATAATAGGAGATATGGTTCCCGGAGCCGAATCGATCATTGAAAAAATTGTAGGCGGGGAGATTAAACAAAGTTTCGAAATCGACCGTGAATTATACTCCCTAATGAACAAATATTACTTTGTAAGTGATACAAATAAGGGGCTAAGAATGTTGCCCTCCGTTTACGGAGATCGATTTTTTAATCTCCTTATGTGTAGAACTGATCCATCGATAAGAGTTTGGCGCGAAGCATTGCAGTATAATCCTCTTAGTGAAGAAACGGCGGCTAAAAAATATAAAGACTACGTTGAAAAAAAGAAATTGCATTCAATTAACCAAAGTACCACTTTTTTAAAAATTTATCCGACGTTAAAAGAGTTTAAAATAAAAAATCCTCAATATAGCGATGAAGCCGCGAATAAAATATTCACGGAAAGAACAAGTATTAAAGAATCTATAACAAGGGAAGAATGGTCTAGGATTCCACTCAATAATGTTCGAGATTCGGATTGGTCATGGGCAGAGAAAAAAAAATCAGAGAAGAAAAATACTCCAAATAATAGTAATCTAAAACGCTTACCTTTAGGAATAATTTTAAGAGAGAACGGGAGAACAATTTCTCCTGGTGAAATTTCTTCAAAAGCACTTACGGAAGAATGGGGATTTAAGTCTGTCCAATTTGGTAATTATATGGATGATAAATCCTCTAAAGATCATTTAACACGGTTTGTTGCTTCATTAAAAGATTTAGAGGATGCACTTGAGATCGATATGAAAAGGGCGATCACTCAAGGAAATCTTAATATGGCTTTTGGTGCGCGAGGAAAGCCTGGTCAATCTGCGAGTTATAGTTCTTCCTTTAGAATCATTAATGTTACAAAGACAAAAGGGGATGGATCAGTAGCTCACGAATTTGGTCATTATTTCGATCATCTATGTACAGAAAACGATGCCAAGCGAGACAAAAGTCATTTTATCACTATAAACCCGAAAGGTGTTTTCTCAGATTCGATAAAAAAACTTTTTACAGTAATCAAAAATAATCCCGATGGAACAAAAACGAATTTCTATCAGAATGCTTTATCGACAGGAAGCAAAGAACTTGTACAGAGAGAAGAGCTATTCGCGCGTGGTTTTGAGGCTTATGTTGAGGATAAACTAGCGGAAAAAGGAATGATGAATACTTATTTAGTATCTCCAAATAGAATAACGGAAGGGATGCACCCGATATTAGCATTTCAAAATGAGATTAAATATCCGCAAGGGGAAGAGAGAACTCGAATTGTTAATGCGATCGACGATTTTGTAAATGTTTTTAAAAATAAATTTCATCTTTTAAAACCGCTCGATAAGACCGCTCCGAGAATTTCAAGCCAATTTGAAAACTATATAACTATCAGCGATATAGTTAAGGAAAAGAAAAAAAAGAATCCGATTTCTCTCTTTAAGGATGAGACTTGAGGATATGGACAATTATGAAATCCTAAAAGGACTTTTTCTTTATACGCTTTTATCGAGTCTACTTTTCTGGTGCTCACTCGGCATTTTTGCTCGTTTGGTTTATGACGCTTTTTATTTTTTTCGATCAATGTTTGTAGAAGACTCCGAGCAGAATGAATATTCACATAAAGATTCAAAAGTCTAAATGCCGACATTCCTCGGTCCTTATTCTTTCGATGATTTTCTTGAGGATTCCATTTTGAAAAACCTTTTTGTTTCCGAAACTGAAATCGATTTTTCAAACCCGCTCGGTAGCTACAACCTGGGCGATGTTTTGGCAATAAATTCTTTAGTCTCGCATTTATTCGTAAAGGTGATCGTTCCTTTTGACGGAAACCCTATTTTAACAATCGGGGATACTACGAGCGTTGATAAGTGGTTTGACACCGGCGGTTTGGATTTGTCTGAGGCAGGGGTATTCTTGGGGGTTGTTTTGGAGAAAATTTCTTCGATGACCCAGGCAAAAATATATTGGAATCCAAATCTTTGTTCGAAAGGCAAAGTAAACGTGTTTCTATTTTCGAGTGCAGTATAAAATTATTAAATTCTAAAATATAAACGAAAAACTTACGAATTCAACTGTTCTCGAATATAGTCCCGGCTATGACTTTGGAGAAAAATAAAGTTTATAAAATATTCTACATGGGTCTACCTATGCGCGGGTGGATTGGTGAAGACGGGAAATGGGTTCTTGAGGGATTTTTTTCGAGATTTTTTCGACTTCTGAAAGTTTCGGAAGAAGGATGGATGGTTATAGTCTACGATTGTAGTTATTTCATCGTTCTTTTTAAATTTCTACGTGGCGACTATACCGAAGAATAATTGTGAACCTGAAATTCAAATTCACAATTATATTATTCAATTTATTATTTTAATCGCGGTTCGCAAATTTGAATCAGCTCTTCTTCGATCGATTGGCCTAACATTTTAATTAGATCCGTTCTAAAAACGTTGTCCAAAACGATCTCGATATATTTTCGATTTTCAAGATTCTCGATTCTATAGATCCTCATTCCATTTCGAATCACTATATACACAATTAAATTATTCATTTTAAAATTTCCTTCGAGCATATCAGCCCTAATCTATATTTTGTAAATCTTCGGAAGAATTCTTAAAAAAATTCTTTCGACTGATCCGTTTTCGAATCATTTTAACCGCCGATTCCACTTTTTCGAATATGAGTAGTCTTCATGCAAGAGACTACGTTTTTACATCCATTCCAGATTTTAAAAGCAAGTCCTGAAGACAGGACCGGTGCGATTAAAATCTTGGTCAGAGCTTCTTCGGAGCGAGAGGACAAAGAAGGAGAGGTGATCCTTAAATCTGCGTACGCGGATCAGGATATGCGAAGTGAATTTACCTCTCAAGGTTACTTCGATTACAACCACCTTACCGATATAATCGATAAAGAAATCAGAGAACTCAAAAAAGAAGGAAAACTAACCGGTACGACACTCGTCGCGCTTCAAGACGCGAAAACAAAAGCGATTATAGGCGCACCGGAACAGATCGGATTTAAAGACGATTTTCCTTCTCATCTTGGAATCAAAAACGACGGCGTATATATCCAAGGCCGCCTTTTTCCAGGAAACAGTTTCGCCGAGGAAATCAAAAAAGGTTTACAGGCAGGTTTCAACGGTTGGGGAGCTTCGGTAAGCGGATTTGCAAGAAGAGAAGACTATCAAGGAAATAAAATTCGAAAAATCCAACTTAAAAAATGTGCCTTAGCTCCCTTGCAAGAGGTTATTAATCCGGACACCTCTGTTCAACTTCTTAAAGGTGCAGTTTATCTTCGTGATTTAGAAAAATCCGAACTCGTTGGAGTTTTGACCTCACCTGGACCAACCACACTCCAAGAAAACCTAGAGTTAGATAGGATTTCTCGCATAGAAAGAAAACTCGCCTTTCTTACAAAACTTTTTCAATCCGATCCGATCGCGCAGGACCGCTTTGTCGAATTAATTTTTAACGATATTGAGGATCGTATAGTACATCAGGGAATGGAGTGTCGCTCTTCTTTGATCAGATCCATTCTTTTATCGGAATACAGCATTGAAGGAGAAGACTTAGAAAATCTAACCGACGCTCTTTTTCTAAAATTAAACGGAGAAAGATTATGATTTCCGATGCGATAGATAGACTTCGATCGCGCTTGACTACTAAGCCGATAAAGAAGTCTGAAACTCCGGGTACTCCGGATTTACAAACATTAGCGTCAAAGGTTACGACTCTTCTTGATTCTGGAAGCGTTCTTCCTGAAACGGATAGTGTAAAAGAATGGGCGGTTGCACATGGTGTCCCGGATTCTGATGCCGGATCGTTTGCGGAAGACGTGATAAACGCGTATTTCGATGAAGCAGACGATGAAGACGAAGAGATAAATAAATCTGAACTCGGTTCAGATGATGACGACGAAGAAACGGATGAGAAGGAAGAAAAGGAAATAAAGAAAAAAGACAAGGAAAAAAAGAAGAAGGAGGAGGAGACCGAGGAAGAAGAGAAAGAAAAAGAAATTGAAAAAGCAAAACTCGCAATCTTTCAAGAATTTAAAAGCACGTTAGAAATTCTAAAATCCGGTCAGGAAACACTTGCGGCCGCAATCGAGCACCTCCTCGATCGATCCGAAGAAACAGAAGAACTCTCTTCTTCAGTTCAAAGACTAAAATCCGAAATCGGATCTTTATCCGAGAAACCGAATTCTGAAAAAAATCCTGTAACGAAAGTAAATCAAAACGGCAAATCCAGTTTGGGTTCCGGTGTTATAGCTGGAACTGATCGAGAAAGAGTAAGTAATCAAATAATCAAAGGCATTGAACTAGGAAAATGTCAGCTCGAAGACGTGGCGTACTTCGAGTCTACTTGGAAACTGTCTGATCGCGCTCAAGCATTTTTTAACGAATATAAGGAAGTGCTAAAGAGTGGGTCCACACACATTTGAACAACTTGTAGAAATTAAAAAAGCGTTTGAAGCAAACACCGCTCAAAACGGAGCTTCTCCTTTTATCGACTTCAGCTCATCGGGTGCGGTTCTCTCGATGCAATCTCTCGACAAAGTGTTTGTTGCGACCGTTTCCACAGACAAAGACTTTAAGTTTTTAAAAGAAACTCCTAGACGAAATATCAATCAGGTCATCGCGGAATACAACAGAAACAAATCGCACGGTGGCGGTTGGTACAATTCTTCGTACATTGGTCAGTCGGACGAACCGACTTATCGTGACGCGGTATTTGAACGTCTTTACAACGAAGTCAACTATATCGCCGAGGGGTTTAGCTATAACAAAGTAGTCGATACTGTCAATAACTCACAAGACCCAGAACTTGCTCAGTCAAACGCCGCTCTCAAGCGAGGAATGGAATCCCAGATGAGACGGATTTGGTTTGGAAAAAAGGATCTAAACAAACTCGAACAAGATGGATTTGAAACTCAAATTAAAGCGTTAGGTAACGACTTCTATACGGATTGTCGCGGGTCTCTTCCGGCGGTCGATCAAATGAAGTATTATTCTTCGCAAATCAGAACAAGACATTTCGGTCTTGTCAATTATGCGAAAATGCACCCCGCAACAAAAGCCCTGTATGACCAAACGTATGATCGTTCGGGAAATGGGATCGTTATTCAAAACAACAACCAGACGCCGGGTTCGACAACGATGTCAAACGTCGTCAGTGGAGTCGCAGATTCAAACTCAAAAGACGGAGTTATTGTTTTTGACGATGACATTTGGATGGATCGTCACGAGTGGGGAGTTCCGCTCAGACGAGATCAAAACGGACATTGGGTAGAAGGTCCAACCTCGGATACACATTCTCCGGCGATGCCGTCGTTTAACGTATCTACTTTGAATTCGGTTCCGGGTTCTTTATTCACAGGCTCCTATGTTGGTGATTACAAGTACAGAGTATGTGCAGGGGATCTAAAGAATTGGTCTAAGGCAAGTTCCGCTCAAAGTATCTCAATCCCTTTAAACGGAGCTTCAGAACTTACGATCACTCCCGGAACGGGCGGGGTTCCTGAGACACGTTATGCCATCTTCAGAGAAACCGGACCGAACTCGGGAATCATCCGCTACATGCGGGAAGTTAAGAAAAACACTGCGGGTCCGACGACGATCGTTCAAGACCTTAACGAAGATTTACCCGGTACGACGATTATGGTTATGGGGGATTTTAATAGTAAATCCTCTTCCGACGATACAAGAACTCTGATACTTTCCGAGCTTCTCGGATATACGAAAACTTTGTTTCCGTATGGTGCAGGCGGGGTGGTTCGTTCCCGACTTGGAATCGTAGAAAACTATAGCGTTCTACAGATCCTTGCCGAAGAAAAGTTCCGGGTTTTTACGAACGTTCCTGTCAGAATCTAAATCAATTCCTCAATATTCAAATTTTCTAATTAAAAGGGGCGTTCGCCCCTTTCTTTCTATATGAACTTTGATCAGTTATACAAGAAAGGAAAGTTCCCGGATACCGAAAGAGTACTTTATCAAATCGCAACAGCGGCGAGAGAGTCCCTAGTCACAAACACATTAGCCGCAAAACCGAGCTGGTGGGGTCGGATGGCGATGTCAAACAAGGCCGGAGGCGGCGGAGGTATATTACTTCGTAGGATTCCGGGCGGGTTCCAAGTCTATCATCCGAATAAAGGAAAATACAATTATCTTGCGGTTCTTGAAAAGGGTAGGGGACGTTATGACATGAGACCTTCTTTACTTGGAGGGAGCCGCGCCCGTATGGGTGAGAACGGTCCGTATGTAATCGTTCCAATAAAAAAAAACGAGGACGGAACTCCTGTAAGTCCCGAAAACAATTTAATCAATTCCGCTATTATAAAGATCGGAACTTTTCGAGAAGAGAATGCTCATGGACAGACGGTCACACGAAATAAATACAAGTACCGAATTGATGCCGGAATGGCTGGACGGGGGAATGCGTTTGTCGCCGAACAAAAATATAGAAACGGGAACGTTCAACGTTCTTACTTAAAGTTTGTCGTGGTCAATGAAAAGAGTACAAAATTCTTTCAACCTGTAATCCCCGCTCAAAAAATCTTCGGACGAGTTAGAGAGGATGTAGATAAGGCTTTAAAATCGAAGATCCTTCGAAGAGCAGTAGCCTCGGACACAAAAAATCTAATTCAGGAACTTTTACAGAAAAGGAAAAAGAAATGATCCATACATTTTTTCTAAATCGTTTTGGATACTTGTTAAGAAAAATTCCGATTTGAAAAGATAGTTTAATCTTTCTTTTCAATGGATCAAAGCCTTCGAGAAGAAAGTGTTCGTCGTGAGGATGGAAGAGATAAGGGTGCAATTCTTCTAACCTATCCCGCTCCGCCGGAGGATGCGGTCGTAAATTTTTTTCGAGATTGTCTTCCTTTAACCGGGATTTCAAATAGAAATTTGGACGTCCCCGTTGTTCACGGACACCCACTCTATCAAGAGGGGATTTCAACGAAAGGTCCGAACTCGAAATTTCCGAAAGTAGGAATCGAGTGCTCTTCGGAAAGACACACTCAATTTCTGGGAATGAATGATCTTCATTTTGAGAACTCCGAATCGTTTTTGAAATACTTAGAAGACATTTCTCAGTTACCTGAAAGTCAGAGACTTTCTACAAAAGCATTCTTAGACGAGTTTTCTAGAAGTAAAATTATTCAACAGGTTCAGTTAAACGTTGAATCCGATGTAATCATCACAGGATTCTCAACCGGAAACGCCGGAAGAAATACAAATAAATTTTTGTATGACGCTTGTCTTGCTGTAACTCTTCTTCTAGCAAACGATCTTCCAATACTTTATCCAGGACTTAACGTTTTCTTACCCGAGGACACCGAACCAAATCTTACAACTACCGATTTTTCAGAACCTTTTTGGGGTTTTGAGATTAAGGTCAGACTAGTTCAAACTAAATCGATTTTTCGATTAAAACCCGTGTGGTTATTTCCCGATACGAAGTCTTTCGATGTATTCCTAAAGAAAAGCCGAACTCGATTCGAGAGCTTTGATTTAGGTGAAACGAATCATTGAAAGACGATGAACTTCAATTTCAAAAATTAAAAGCGGATCCAAAAAATCTTTCAAAACCGAATACAGGTTTATCCGCTGACGAGTTTCTTTTGCAAAAAGAAAGGGAACTCGGTAAAGCCATTTCTCCCCGCTTCCGGGAGCAGTTTAAAAAGGAGCTAAAAGCAATCGCTAACAGACCTCACGAAGAGGTTTGGAGGGGGTTGTTTGGGGACAAGAGACGTTGAATTTCTTGGTAGAGGTTTTATTCAGCCGGGAACGCGCGGCGCGTTTCGAACAAAAGCACAATCAGCGGGAATTTCTCCCGATCTAAATACGCTCATTCTGATCGGTCCGGCGGACAACGGATACGATACAAACGATTCTAGTTTAGAATCTTCTAAACGAATCCTTGAGTTTGGTGGAGCCGACGAGGCTCGTTCCATTCTCTACTCCGGAGATTTAGCGGATGCGGTGATCAGCGCATTTTCTCCTTCGAAGGATTCTAGGTTTTCTTCGGGTCCGCAAACGATTAAAGCGTTAAACATTTCGCCTAACGTTCGCGCGTCGTTTACAGCAAACACGACCCTTACGGGTACAACAGTAGTTGTACAAGGTGTTATTCCCGGACCTCGGGGAAATCAAATCAGGTTCCGCGTCACAAGCGGAGGAACAATTCTCCAAGTAGGGGACGGCGATGGAATTCAAACCTCAACACCACTTGAGTCGAATGATCTTCGGATTCGCTATGTCGGGGATGCCGGGAACGCAACAATTTCTTTTGATGGTTCAGAACTTCGAATCACTCTTTCCGGTACGGCTTCGACAGATGGTTCTGCGGACTTAATCGTTCCGGTAAAGGATTACGCAACACTTCAAGAGATCGTAGGTTTTGTTTCAAGTAGAACCGGATACGAAATTTCTCTTTTATCTGCGCCGGACAAGAAAACTTCGACCCTGGATCATATTCTTTTAACCGAGAATGTCGATGTCAAATCGAACTCGGTTACTCTCAAGTCCCTCCTTTACCAACAGGAACAATTCTTTTTAGGAAACAGTCTCGCGGAGATAAAATCGGGTGCGGTCAGAAAACCTCTCTCCGACATGGCCGCCTTTGCGTATTTGTCGGGTGGAAGCACAGGAGTCGTAACTCCGCAAGCCTATCTCAATGCGATCGATACCGTATTTGATACTGAGATTTGTAAGGGCTTTTATGTAAACGTTTGTACCTCTCTTACAAGTGTTGTTCTGTATCTCGCGGACAAGCTGGCGAGCGCAAACTCTCCCGAGGGTGCGGACGAAAGATTCGGCGGAGCCGGACTTGATTTAACAAAATCCTTTGATCAAAGAATCGATGATATTAAGGGAACGAACTCCGAGTTTCTTGTTTTAGGATTCTCACCTGTCACTCGTTACGCTTCCGATCGCGTTACTTTAAAAACGTATCCGGGTTGGATGACGTCTGTTTTACACAACGCAATCAAAGCAAGTTCGAACGTACGCGAAACCGTAACCTACAAAGACCTCAACCTTGTAGATGCGCCGGAGAAACTCACCAAAACACAAATTAAAAAAGTCCTTCGAGCAGGTGGTCTTGTTATTACGAGAAAACCGAACGCTGGACCTTTCAAAATTGAATTCGCAGTCACAGCGTATCAAAGCCAAAACTTAATTAAGAATCAAGCCTCAACAATTTGTACGGCACTTGCCCTTGTAAAAGATTTCCGGGAATGGCTTGATTCCACCTTTATCGGTGAGGTTCCGACCGATCCTTCAGCTCTCGGCTCCAATCTTACGGACGCGGACATACGTACCGCCGTTATACAACGTTTTCGTAATGTGTACATTGGTCAGTATGGTTGGCTTACTCGAAACATATATACGGGTGAACCGGCGTTTCGAGAGGACTTCGATATACGACGCGACGGAGACGTAATCTATTTCGTTTTCCCTGACGGCAAGATCGTAACCCCGATCAACTATATGTTTTTCCTGATCAATCTCGATGTCGTGCGCGGCGTGAGTAACGGGGGTTGATCATGGCAAAATCGGCTAGACCAAATCCAGCGGTACTTACGGGGAATGACGCCATTGTCAAAATAAACGGAATGGCCGTGGGCTTTATGAAGAGCCTACGTGTGAATATTAACAACCACCAAGAAAGAATTCAAGCAATAGGAACAAGAAAACCGAAAGGTTTAAAATCGTTAGACTGGCAGGGAACGGCTTCGGGTGAGTTTCATATTTTAAAGACCGCGATCGAGGGAGTCGTTCAAATCGACACGTTTCACGACGAACACGCAGACGATCTTTACGACATTTTAGTAATCGACAAAATTTCAGGAAAACGTGTCGGGCTTTTAACGGGTGCGGTAAATACGGAGGGGTTCGGAATTTCTAATAACGAACTCTCAGGCCGTGAGATAGAATTCGAACTTGTTGATTGGGAACCGATGGAGGCGTTTAACTAACCTTTCAATTCTCCGATTCTCGTGTATTCGGTTTAATCTCTTTTTATGAGAATCCTTGATCCGAATACACGAGTTACTTTATCCGCGAAATACGAAGGAGAATCGTATCAGTTTGAAGCCGAAATTGCTGATCCTTCCTTAGAGATCGACATTGACATTGCGATCGCAAAACGTTTGAACGGTGCCTATCTCGAATCAATACGAAATTATACGTATGGATATATCCGTGCAACGACTACACTCAATCTTGTTATCAAAGAAATTCCAGAGAACTTTCCGATCCAAGATTTAGATAACTTCGAAAGAATCCGGGACAAGGAATTCGTGATTCATCTTTTTAAAGAATACGAAAAGAAAGAGAACTGGTTTAGATCAGAGTTAAAAAAAAATCGGGACACTCGACGCTCTTTCAAACGAGGAGAATCTTTACGACCTTCTTCTAATGACGAAGTTTCAAATCTTCCCCAGGGGAGTGAAGCACCTCGGGAACTTCTACCCGGAACAGAAACGATTTCTAATCGAAGCGATTTCGAGGGTGGACATTCAGAAACTTCTAAAGAGAATCAATCTTCTTTCCCAAAGAAAGCAGGTGATGAAAACCGAACCAGACCAATTCCTAACGGATTTATCCCCGACAATCAAAACTATCCTGGAAACGGAAGCCGGGTATTCAAAAGAGATGCTAACGCATGAAGCAAACCTCAAAAAACAGGAAATTCTTAAACTTATCGATTCCGAGTTAAAGAATGTCTAGCGAACACATAGATATTTCGGTCCGGGCAAATCCAGATTTCAAAGGTGTTGATAAGGAAATTGAGCGGGTCGCGCGAAAAGCAAAAAAAGACGTAAAGGTTCCGAGTTCTCCCGGAGGCGGAGAAGGTAGCGGAAAAGGTGGGTCTTGGTATCCTAAGAATTTCAAAAAACGTTTTAAAGAATCTGCCTCCAAATACGGAAACGGAAGTGCAATCGCAAACAAGATCGGTGCAGACGGCTCGGATCTTGACGAGACCGGTCACGGAGGTTTCTACAACGCATTAGATAAAAAGATTTCAGCGGCTAAGGATCTTCTTTCTAAGAAGAAAAAGAAAAAAGGATCTGGAGAGGAAGAAGAATCAAGCGATGGTTCCACCTCTGGCTTAACAAATCTTAGCGGTGCTAAGCAATTCTCAATTCAAAAAGCAGAACTTAAAATCCAATCCGCAAATCTGGACAAGGGAGGTCTTGGGAATCTTCCGGGTACCGGTGGAGGCGGGAACGGTACCGACGGCGGATCGGTAAAAGGTCAGACTCTTTCCTCAGCGGCGGGATCACTTCCTTTTGTCGGCGCGCTCTTCGCGGTAGCGGGTGGAGTTTTAAAAACAATCTCTGCGATCGGCGAGCAGTATCACGCCGCAATGCAATCGCAAGCCTCTACGATTGGAGCGACCGGCCGCTATCTCGGAGGAGGTGGCGGATATTTTTCAAACGCAGAGCTCGCGCAAGCAAACGTTATGCGCGGTCGCGTCACCGGTAATTCCGTTTATGGAAAAGGAAACCAAATCGATTCCGAAACAATTCAATTCGCCTCCTCACAAGGGAAGGGGTTATCTGAGGTTGTACGCGAGCTCGAGACGATCCGAAAAGAATCAAAGAATGCTAATTTAGGATATTTGCGGGGAGGCGCAAATGCTACAGGTTTCGGCGAACTTCGTCAATCTGAGTATATTTCAAAACTTGCAAGTATTTCGGAAAATCTTCGTGCGAAAGGCTACTCCGGTGATATTTCCGATTATGCTAAATTCTCTGCGGGAATCGGGAGGGGAGACGGATCCAGAATGGACCCGACTCGGAAAATGGCTCTCGCGGAACAACTTTCTGATCAAGGTAGGAACGGAGCGTTCGGAGGAGGAATCTTCGGCTCTCTGTCTATGGCGGAATCCTTTAAGGCAAACGGAGGTGACGTTTTCAAAGCGATCCGAGATTCCGAAAAGAACCCTGGAAAGTACATGTCTTCCGCACTTTCAGGTCTTGACGGCAACATGCGCGGAATTATTCAAAAAATGTCCGGCGGAAGTTTTTCGGAAATGTCGGATCTAAAATTCGGTTACAAGGATTTTGGTTCGGATAACTCTGCGATCAAAGCCGGTTACAACAAAGGTCTTGAGCTGGATAACCTGAAAAAAGAGACGTTTGCGTCGGATGTCGGCGCGGACGCGGCTCAGGTCGGTTACGATCTAAATAAGGGAATGTTAGACCTTTTCAAAGAAAATCAGAAGGCTATGAGTTCTTTGACTCAGGTGGTTGGGGGGATAGAGAAGGCTCTGCTTCCGGTAGTTTCAACGGGGATTTCCGCGATTGTGAGCGATGTTCAAAAAATTACGGGGGATTTAATGAAATTGGCGTCGATTTTTTCGAATCCGAGCGGACTGTTGATTCGGTCCAAATAAAAGACAATGTCTTTAATTTTCGATTTTAGGAGAATTTCAAAAATAATTTTTTTATGATGTTTCATTTTTTAATTTTTTTCTTGAAACAATATATAAAAAGACTAAAAAACGCAAGATTTCAACCTGAATTTAGCGATAAATTCAGTAGCCCGTAAAGGGTTAATTGGAAATATGTGCTTGTGGAACCAAATAGAATACAATTATTATTAAATGGTGCCTGGAACCCAAGGATTTTCACTCCCCCCTGGGTTCAGCGATTTCTATTTGAATCGAATGACCCATTTGATGTCCTTTTTAATATAGATGCTATAGAATTCGGGTTCTCGCAAAAATTTATTTCAATCTATCCTTCAAGCTCAACAATCAAGATCGTATGCAACAATCTTAAAGTTGAAACGATGGAATATGCGAAAAAAGTAGCGGATAGAATTCTTCAGAATTTACAGCATACACCAGTTGATTCTGCAGTCATTGAATTATCATTTGAATTAAAGGAAGTTAATGCTTCGATAGAGACCATACAATCGCTAAAAGAAATCAAAGTGGCTGGGTATGGTATTTCGGCCTTTAAATTTATAAAGATCGAACCAAATATTTTAAATAAAGAAATGTTTATTTCATTAGATAATAGCAATATCCATATTCAATTTTTGAACAAATTTAATAGAGATTCTTTTTTAGAAAATTCAATAACCGAAACTGTAACAAAAAACAAAGAGGAGGTTGTAAGATGGGTGTCAGTATAG